TCCGGTGGTGGATCAAATACTGGGGTAGTGACATATAATTGTAATTTTTTCGGTAATGAATATTTAAAAGGTAAAGAATATAAAGTTTATGTTGGTATAAGTAGAGGTCAATTGGTCAGACAACTATTACAGGAAATCGGTGCCACAAATGTGTTGATAAACTTTACCAGACAAAATGAAATTTTAAATGAAGATACCCAGATTATGCAGAGGGAAACAAATTATAGACTATTATTAAGATTTGCCAGAGAATGGAGAACAGTATTTAGGATAAGTTATGATCCTGCAGGTAATTTGACAGCTTTGTTTGTTTCTCCTTCATTTTTGCAAAGTACTAGTATACCAAAATTGATGAGTGGTGCAATCGGTGGGGACACAGTATTGCTTGATTATAAAGGAAGTATCAACAATGTAATAGAATACACATGGGCTAATAAAGCTGGAGAGGGTGGACAGGGGGACAATGTTAGGATTGTACAGGGTGCTGATGGTAATCCAACATTCTTAAGGTATGTGACTAGTGGTGAAACAGTAAAAGTTTATAAGCTTAATGAAGATAGAATTAAGAATAAATTAAGAGGAGCTAAAAATTTTCAAGATCGAAATAAGCTTATCAAAGAATGGTTAAATACTGATGATTTTGAACAGGTAAAATGGGCATTTGATCCCATAGAGCAATCGACTGCTCCTCAAGGATTGGGGTATACTATGAATGTCAAGATGTTAGGCAATCCTTTGTTGTCTGCACCATTAAAAATTTTGTTTACAGAGACTTTTCCTGTTTGGTTCAATCCTAAGAATGATAAGACTCATATAGTAAATTACTATGCAAGGAAAGTAACCCATACGATTGATAGAAGTGGTTATAAAATGGATTTAGCTATTATGGATGCCTTTACGATGTATGGGGGTAGCTTATTATGATGACTGACTATGATTTCTATGGTGAACTTGTAAATGATATAAAGCGTGAGACTGTTTATTTAAGACATTATATAGGTGAAGTAGTTGATAATGAAGACAGTTTAAAAAAAGGAAGGATTAAAGTCACATTACCTGAATTGGGATTTTTGAGTAAAGATTTATCGATATGGTGTAATCCAAGACAGGGACATGGACTAAGTGTACCAAAGGTCGGATCATGGGTAGAAGTTTATTTTATCAATGGAGATCCAGAAAAACCAGTTTATCTATATTTGGCATCTGAGATTGCTGAAAATACACCAAAGGGTTATACAGGTGACGTAAAACAACATGTATTATTTGAAGATCCAGATGATGAAAATGGATTAATTTTATATGAAAATAATGGTACTAAACTTACATTTTTTAAAGGTGATGAAAGTTTTGTATTGGGTGATACTGCACAGACTGAACTTGATAAGGATAAAGATGCAATGACTGAATTACAAAATGCTATAAATGGATGGACTCCAGTACCAAATGATGGGGGTGCAGCACTTAAGGCAGCATTAGCAACTTTTTTAGCTAAACCCATGGCAGATTATTCAAGTATATTAAGTGATTTAATAAAAGGTAAATAAATGGCAGAAGAATTAAATTTTGATCAAGCATGGGACATTTTCTTTTATTATGGCAAAAGTGATTTGGGTCTGGAGAATCAATTTGACTTATACCAAATTATTACTCAACCTAAGAGGTCGCTGTTTTATAATAGAAGAGAATCATCGGGACTTAGTGAATATGAAAATAATCCGAATGCTTTACAGTTACAAGTATTGGCCAGATTTGATATAGCCAATGCAGTTGCATATAGGAATACTTTAGTGGTTGATGGTACAGAAGGTCGAAAAGATAGAAGGATAGCAGTAAGCCAAAATTCTATAGGATTTGATAATAGAAATGGTGAGTTAGATATTAGTATTTTGTATTTCAATTATTTTGATTATATAAATCCTAAGATATTCTCATCTCCATTAAGTTCATTGGGAGGTTAATATGTCAAATAGTGTAAATCCATTAAAATACACAAGTAGAACTTTTAATACAATATTGAATGATATAAATAACAATGATGAGTTGGTGGATACTCCTAATTGGTATAAAAATTTAATAGCAGGATTGGGTGATCTATTAAGTATGTGGGAAAATGCGAATGCTAATCAAGCTCACTTGAGAACATCCTTTACCAGACAGGCAACGGCTGATTTACTTGAATTAATTGATTATTTTTTATCTCCTAAGTCCACAGCATCGGGTACATTGTTATTTTATTTAGATGCTGATTCAGTCTCATTTCCTAAGAATATTTTATTGGGTAATTTGGCAGCAAGATCGGAGGGTACATTAGAAGTTTCATCTCGAAAGTATGAAGCAAGATCAGCAGTAACGGTTAGTGCAACTTCAGAGGGTTTTACTACAGATTTTGCTACTGATAATAATTTAGATGTAGCCAGAGTTTATACGACTGGTGAAAAAGTCAGGGTATCGACTGACAATACTTTACCTTCTCCATTACAGGCAAGTACAGATTATTGGGTAATAAAAATATCAGATACTGAAATAAGGCTAGCCACAACTTTGGCAAATGCTTATGCAGGTACAGAAATTACTTTAACTGATGATGGTACAGGTAATCATACAGTAGCTTTATATTCAACTCAGGTAACCTGTTATCAACAGGAGACAATTGACCAGTCTATAATAGGCACAAGTGATGGTACAACAGAATGGCAAAAGTTTGATTTACCGGATTTAGATGTATTGGAAGATACTTTGATTATTACTATTAATAGTGTCCAATGGACAAGGGTTGATACTTTAGTTGATTCTCTTCCTACTGATACCCATTATTTATTAAGATACAATACTGATAATTCGTCTTATATTTTATTTGGTAATGGAACATATGGTGATATTCCTGCCAATTTTGATATATATGCTGATTATGCCACTGGTGGTGGATTAGATTCAAATATTAGCACAATAGGTAAAATAAATGTTTATGCGGGTTCAGATGGTGATATATTAGCAGTTTCAAATCCATCTACATTTACAGGTGGATCCGAAGAGGAAAGTCTTGCATCTGCTAAAGTACTTGGACCACTATTATTAAAAGCTAGAAATAGGTTTGTTACAGTTGATGATGGTGAATCTCTTGCATTGGATTTTGGTGGAATAGCAAGAGTAAAAGTCAATAAAAATGTCTATGGATTATTATCATGTCAAGTACCAATAGTACCAAATGGTGGTGGAACACCTTCATCAGCTCTAAAATCTTCTCTTCAGACTTATTTAATAGATAGAACAATTTTAGAAACAGTTGATGTTCGGGTAGTTGATCCAACATATAATACTATTACTCCAGTTGTTACTGTAAAGATTGATTCAGGAGCATTATGGTCAACAGTACAAGGATATGTAATATTAGCATTAAGGCTTCAATTTTCTGAAAGAGGATATGAGATACAGCAAGATTACATATCTAATGGTATAGAGAGTGCTGTCACTATTATAAATGCCGAATGGAGTACTTCATTTAGTTCAAGTGACTATAATCAAATAGCAACTTTGTTAGATGAAGACAACTTTGAACCAACTGATTTTGGTGTAGATTTTCAGGAATCCGATGTTTTAGGATATATAGATACAAATGTTGAAGGTGTTGACTATTTAACATGGTCAAGTCCGGCATTTCCAATAACACAAGCTGATGATGAGATTACTACTGATAATGTCTTAATTGGTAATGTAACTCAAATTCCTTAGGAGTTTAATATGTTTCCTTATCCGTTTGAAAAATTTGTCCCTGATATTCTTAGGAATAATTTAACAGCTAAAGGTCAAGCTTTCATTGATAAACATGATGAATATATATTAGCATGGATTGAAGAATTAAAAGAACTTTATTTTGCTAATAAGTTACCTGAACGAATACCATTGGATTTTTTAGAAGAAATGGGTTACTTTTTAAATGCAGGATTGATGCAGACTGATACTGAAACCATTAAACGTAAAAAAATTGCAGATGCAGTAAAAAGTCATAAATTAAGAGGAACGTGGAATGATGATGCCAAAATTAGAATTGATAATATAACTGGTTATAATGCAGCCATTTTTGTTGCTACTCAATCTGATGATTCTATAGAAATGGGTCAAACATCAAGTGAAGATGCTACTGTTTATTGGAGCACAGAATCGGGATATGATGGTGCAGATGATAGTTTGGGTACATGGGAAATAGGTGATTTTACAGAATACGTTATTGCAGGTAATGTTTACATAGACTGCCATGAAGGTGTTAATACAGCTGTGTTAACTTCAGATCAAATAGAACAAATAGTTGTTGAATTAGAGTTTGATGTTGTACCGGCTTATATGAAAGTTTATTTAGGTTATATCAATACATTAGGTCAGTTTATTGTATATACAGGAGGAATAATAGAATGACGATAGACAAATATCACAATCAACAATATAGTGGTAATGTTCCATCAAGAGTTGGTGATAGAAGGTATTCACAAGATAGAGTTAGAGATTTTTGGTTCCAGATGGACAAATTAGGATTATCATTTGATGATATTATGGGTTTACTTCCTATACTTCTTTCTGGTGGAGTAGTTACACAAGGAGCCGGATCAAGTCTTGATATTACAGCAGGTTATGGTTATGCAAAATTTAATGTGGAAATACCAGATAGTTTTGCTTCAACTCCACCAACTAAAACTACTGGAGATATTGAGGCGATGCGAGTATCATGGGGTGCACAAAATGATATAAATGCTTCAAGTGCAAACTGTTCTGTTTACACAGTTGTTGATGATGGTGCAACCGTCCAGTATGTGAAGATGAGATATTTGGAAACAGATGGAAATACCAGAAATAGAGCAAAATCTACAGGATCTTATGCCTATGAAGTAACACCAGATTTTGACCTACAGGTGGATGCAGTCGCTCCAACTGATTATGATATTCTATTGGCAACTTTTACAAGTTCTGGTGGAACATATACGATAACAGCAAGCACAACTCAGGTACTCCAATTCCCTACGGTAGCAGATTTAAATACTGCATTGATACAAATAGAAAAAAGACAAACTGTTTTATCTGCAAAAACTGACTCAGATGGATATGCAGATTTCTTAAGTGAAAGTTCTGGACAAATAACTCTTGATACTAACTCAGGGAGTGATCCTGCATATTTGACATGGGCAAAAGGATTTGATGCAAGAGGTGCAATTGATTTGCTGAGTGTAATTGAATCAGACCAATCACCAGCAGGATGGGATTTGTCAAGTGAGGACGACGGAGATTGGTATTTATATATTGATAATGATGGTTCTGGTAATTTAACATATGGAGCAACAAAGAAAGCTCCGCACTATGGAGTTAATTATCCAAATGATTTAAATGCTTTATTGCATTTTGAAGGTGCAAATGGATCAACCACGTTTACTGATGAATATGGTAATGACTGGGAAGCCTTGAATGATGCCCAAATAAGTACCTCTGAGTCAAAGTTTGGGTCTTCAAGTGTCCGGTTTGATGGAGGAAACGATGCAGTTCAGGCAACAAATTTTTGTAATAATCATCCAGACGCATTTACAATTGAAATGTGGGTTAATGAAGACAATCTTTCTGCTACGCGATATTTTCAAGCATGTAGATCGATTTATGGAGTTCAGACTTCAATTGATACAGCAGGCCAATTGAAATTGTTTGCAAGTTCAAATGGATCAAGTAATGATATAATAAATGGTACAGCTTCTACAGGATCCCCAACTGTTTCAGCAGCTACATGGCATCATCTTTGTGTTGAGTGGGATGGTTCAACTTTACGAACATATATAGATGGTTCTATTAAACATAGCGTATCTACTTCTTTTCTTGTAAACAATGGAGGAAGTAATGATTTAGAAGATAGATCTTCAAGGATTGGTTTAAACTATGCAAGTGATGGAGATATGCTTGGATATATTGATGAACTAAGAATTACACATGGATGGGCAAGATACGGTCAAGCTTTTACTGCACCGACTGAAGCTTTTACTCCGGATACTGACTTCAATTGGTTTGATATTTCAAAAATGCAAATGTATGTAGGGAATCCGACTACTTCATGGACTGCGACTAATAGATTATTTGTTGGTCAGGTTAATAAATCCGGATCAAGTTATACAGTAACTAATTATGCAATAAAAGGAATATATGTTACTCCAATTATTGATGGAGAAGTTGGAAGTACTTACAATTATAATCATAATATTGGAACAACTATAGTCGAAAACAGGGGATTTTTTAGAGCAAATTCTGGATGTCATTGGTCAAGTCTACAAAAAGTTTATATAGGTGGTACTTATAATGGTAGCACAATAGAAACAACAAAGAATAAACTTACAGTAGATTTTGATACAACGTCAGCTGATAACTTTGGTGGACCGAATGCCTACGGGAATTTCTCATTTCCAGTTGCAACAAACAATGGCGAAGTTCAAATAATTATTGAAAGAGGTTTTTAATATGGGATTTTTTATCACATCACAAAACAAATATTATGAAGGTGACAGAGCCAATATAAATGATATAGAGGTCACTCAACGACCATCAAGATTTTATGACTGGAATGGTTCAGCTTGGATATTTAATCTTGATATTTACAAGCAAAAGAAAATATTACAACTTGATGAGGTATTCAGCGAATGGTTCAAGTTTAAAAGAACATTGAGTCCACAGAATATCAGGGACGCTTATTGGGATGGAGTTGATGATATAAATGCCGGTACGAGTCAGTCAGAAGTGGACACTGCTTATGATAATACGATTGGAGGATTGTTTTGATTTAGTTTTAATGGAGGGAGGAAGTGGAAATAATAAAAGACCATCGCATAGAAAATAAATGGCACAGGGGATTTAGTAGAGATCAAACTTTTGATCATACAGGTAAGGTGGTAAAAGTTAATCATGAAGAACCCTATTCAATTGTACTCCATGGTACTGGTGGTGGTGATACATCTGAAGGCATAATAAAATGGATGTTATCAGGTGGACAATTATCAAATGGCAAGTCACGTAAAAAGCAATATAAAAGAGGTGTAGCTCTATTCCATTATTTGATAGATAGACGTGGTAAAATTGTGGAAATAATTGATCCAGATCGGTGGGTATTTCATTCATTGAGTTGGACTAAAGATCGGTTTACCATAGGTATCGAACTTGTAAATCCACATCCTAATAATGGTGATCCTTACAATTCACAACAATATGAGTCTTTATTTTATTTAATATTTGATCATCTCTTCAATAAATACCCAATTAACACAATAGTTTCACATCAACGAATGGCATATAAATATTCAGGTAAGGAAAAAAACTGCCCAGGGAATTTTGATTATAATAAATTAGAAGATGAATTAACTAATAGAGATTATATATACAGTCACAATCCTAACTATGAAAGTTATTGGGGGATCCAAAAAAATGAATAATGAAGAGTTACAAATTTTATTAGCTGAATTTAATAGACAATTTGATGAATTGAGAAAGGATTTGAATAATAGTATCGAAAAAATATCGGATAAAATGACATTATTAGGTGAGTCCAATATTTCATGTGCAAAGGATATTGAGGCTACAAGGATGTGGTGTGGTGATAAAGTAAAAGAAATGGAAAAAGATATGCATGGTTTAGGTGAAACTATCAGGCATGCAAAAAAAGATGTTTTAAAGTCAACAGCTGAAATGATAAAAAATGGTGATTTGATGACTAGACTCATGATAGCAGGGTCTTATATAACAGGTTTATCAGCACTCATAATGTTTTTAGCAAATAAGTATATGGGCAACTAAATGGATTTTACAGAATTTATATCAGATATCACAAGACGGAGTTCATCTAGAAAATTTCTGGTATTGATATTAGGGGTAGCTTTACATTTAAGAAATCCGGAGGGATTTAATGGAGATCACGTTGTTTGGGTTTTTGCTGTTTATATGGGTGTTAATGTTGTACAAAAATTTATTGATAAAATGAAATAGGAGAACTATATGAAAATTGATACATTAAAAAACAATATTGCTAAATATGTGTTTGTTGTAATTATGGCCATATTAATAGTTGTACCAACTGCTATTTTGATGTCTGGATTTAGTGGTTGTGCTAGAGTCTATTATAAAGATAGTACTCCATCAATTAAGTGTAATTTTGCCTTGATGCTTATAAAGTTAAAAAGTATTAAAGGAAATGAGTCTTTTGAAGTTGGACAATTCATCAGGGATTGCTATAATGACTTGAATGTAATCTATTGTAGGGATATAGTGTATGGAGATAAAAAAGTAGAAGATGATGAGAATAAGAAATTGGAATTTTTACAATGTCTAAAAGAAAATAGATAGTTGCACTAGTTAATCTTTGTAAGTCTTTTAGGAATGCAGGGTATCGCAGTATTGAATTTACCCCCCCGAAATGGGGGGGTATTTTTTTATTTACCAACCAACAGGCCGGATTTTGATTTAGTCTCAGGTTTTTTGGTGTTATCTATTGAAACTTTGGGTTTAGGTTCAATAATATCAACATCCTTGAGTGATATCGGGATTTGAATATCTTTATTTAATGTTATGATCCCTGTATCGGTTTTGATTTCAAGGTCAATACCAATTACTGCATAGTAATAGTTACCCTTATCATTTAATTCAGTTGAAATAAATTCACTCTTAAATTTTGAAGGCTTGAGGGTCTTCTTGGTTGATACCTCTAAACTTTTTCTAGCTAAATCTTTTTGTTTTTGATTCATAAGTCTCTCCTTATTAATATAATTCATCCCATTCTTCATCTATTTGAATGAGGTGTTTCGCATCATTGACTTCATCTATTGATATTGATACTTCTAATCTTTCAGTTTCATAATTACCCAGATTTTTTACTCTTTGATAAGTAATAGTATTAATTTTAAGTTTTGACATCTTGTGACTCCTTAAGATATGTGATGCCATGGTATCGGACACCGGTGGAGGCTGTTTCGTTGGTATCTCTTCGGGGTTTTACTGGCTGTTTAAATATTGTAAGCCTGTCCGATATACAAGTATAAAAGGAGTAAGGTATTCCACCTAACGGTCTTGTTATATGAATATAAAAAGTGCTTGACAAGGAAGGGGGGATATGTTATAATGGTCTTACGAATACAGAAAGTATTCAAGCTTGTATAGTATATGGTTGTTTAGTACGAAATAATATTTCCAGAGAACGTCCCGACGGGTTATAGAATTATTCAAGCTTGTATATTCAAAACGGTATAAACACAAAGGGTATTGACTAACGCATGTTTAGTACCAAAGCACTTGACTCGGACGCTTTCTTGTATTTTTTTTTAAGTAGGGATTGAGAGGGACACTAACTCCACCTCAGACCCACCAGAGAGCCAAAAGACGCTCCAAAATTTAATAAGCCTTAAGGAGGGCAACTATGAATAACACAACTAAATCTAATACTAACAAAGCTAACACCGTACCAACTAAACCTTTCAAGACTGCAAAGAAGTCATCTAGCAAGATGATCAACCCTAAGAAAGCGAAATCCAACAAAGCGAAATTAACCAAGTCTGAAAAAAGACTACAGCGTGAAACTAGACTAGCCAAAATTGGCAAATATCTATCTACTCTTAAAAAAGGAACTGAACTTACTATTACTGAACTTGCCAAAGCTGTGAAAATGGATGTATTTGTAGTGAGTGGTTACACATCATACTTCCAAGATCAAGGTGTTCTATTTACACATAAAAGGTACAATAAAGATACCAAACGTATGGGATCAATAGTTGAAATTAGATAGTCGAAATCCCCCTCCTTAGGGGGATCTACCAGAATTGACCTACTGGTACTGATGAGACAGGTCAAATTTCGTTCTAAGGAGAACTTTATATGAAAAACATTACTATGAAATTGGATGAATCAACAGGTATCCTCACCATCACGATTGACACAACAGCCAGATTCGGTCAGTCCAAGTCAGGAAAGACAACCATCGTTGCTAGTACGAGTGGGAATGTTCCTATAGCTGAAGATTCACCAATAAAAATCGGCATCAATTGCTATACAAAATAGTCGAAATCCCCCCTGTTGGGGGATCTATTGGGATTGACCCACCAATACTGATGAGACAGGTCAAATATTACGCCTTAAGGAGGGCTATATGACAAAATATGAAATTTTTTACGTTGATACAGGCAAAACTGTTTATTTAACATACAAACAATGTTGTGATCAGTTCGGTGAGGAGGAGTTCAAAGAGATCTTATGTGGATATGCTCCTCATATCGTAGCAGTTGAGGTTAATATGACAGATTTGGATTCCACTTCATAAATGGATATCATAATCGAAATTATAATCCCTCACCATCATGGTGGGGGAAATTTGTATTAAGGAGGTGTTAGATGAACCATGATGACCAATTGCTATTAATGGTATTACTGGATAAAGTAATATCATCTGCTCATCAAAATTACTGTACCCATGGTAATTATAAGGTGAACATAAAGTATAAATTTTCTAAGATGGAAATAGATCAACTAGACAAGATCTATTATGAGATTAGTCAAAATTTCATTAACAAACGCAAAAAAGATATGTCTTAAGGAGGACACAAATGTCGAGATTAAAAGAAAGCGAATTAAAAGAATTAGCTCCTGCTATATTCGCACAGGAGCCATCAAGTCGAGTGTCGGATAAGTATAATTTTGTACCGACAATCGATTTAATTAAGGAGATTGGCAAACGTCAATTTTTCCCTGTATCTGCAGAACAGCAGGCTACTAAAGATCCTATAAATGCCTTATATCAAAAGCATGTAGTTCGATTTCGATGGGTACATGATTTGGATAAGGATAAGAAGGATGTATTTGAGTACATTTTGGTTAACAGCCATAATGCCAGATCCAGTCTTCGATTTTATATGGGTGCACATGTGCAGGTGTGTAGTAATGGTTTGGTATTTGGTACGATAGAAGATTCATTCAGGATTGTACATATACCAGAGTATGATGAGATGATAGAATCCAGTATAGATGAAATGTTTGAAAAGTCTTTACGTACCAAGCAGGAAATCAAGGATGCAAAGACTATAGTATTAACTGAAATTGAAAAAGATAAATTTGCACGTGAAGCTCATCAGTTGAGATATAATAAAAAGTCATTGGTCAAACCTTCTAATTTATTGGAGATACGCAGGCCAGAAAATGAGAAACCTACCCTGTGGAATGTGTTTAATGTTTTGCAGGAGAATTTAATAGTTGGTGGTGTGACCTATGAAATGTCAAATGGGACACATAAATACCCTGACACCACAACAGGATTGACTAATATAGATCGAAAAATATCTATCAATGTCGCACTATGGGACATGATGCTAAAAAGACTTAAATAATCCAAAATCCCCCCAGCAATGGGGGGTTTTCTTTATAAATATATAGGAGATAGTCATGGATAAGGAGTTGTTATTAAACGCAATTGCCAACATACAACTAAATATCTCAACATCTGAAGACGAATCCTTAATAGTCAAGGAATTTGAAAATAGGTATCGACCTCACAAGATAGATAACTATATATATGATCCCGATGATTTGAAGTCTGAATATCTAATAGCCTGTTGGAATGCAATACCAAGAGCTAAATTGGATGTAGGGGATCCTATAGCCTTTTGTGTCAGACGTGGCAAGGGTGCAATGCTTGATTATTATAGGAAGGTTAGTACACAAAGATTAGTCAAAATTTGTGAATCATGTAATACTGTGGTGGCTTATGATAGGAGGAATGTCTACTGTAAGTCATGTGGTGAAGAGTATATTTCACTTATGAAAGAAGATACAGTACATGAATTTGTTGAGATACCGGATATGGGTCAAAATTTTGAAGATACAGTAGTTATAGATTTAGTATTGGAGAATTTAATAGATTATTTAGTCGAATGTTCTACTATTTGTAATCGTGATAGAATTTTGGCTATTAAAGCTATTAAAGATCGAATAGATTTCTATACTTATGCTATATCTCAAGGTCTAAAATCCAAGCAAGCCAAATCTCTTGAGGAAAGAATATTATCTGTAATTAGAGACTCATATTTATTTACAAAATGACACCTCAAAGAATTACCATCTAGTATCAAGGGGGGACATCTTGTTCAATGAATGAGTGTCCCCCTATTTAATTTTGAGAATATATTAAGATCCCCCTATGAAAAGATCTGGGGTATAGTATGCTTCGGTGTGCGATAAAATTGTAACAAGCAATTGTTCATCGTTTACGATTTCAAAATTGCAATAGTTAATATTTTATCTCGGTAAGGAGAGGACTATATCAAGAATCTGATATAGGATTTCCTCCTCCATACTATGATGAAAACTAAAAAATACTAAGGAGGATGATAAGTGAAGGTTAAGAACGTAGATATTTGTGTGGGTTGCCAATTTGGCAGTGAGGCCAAGGGATTAGTTGCATCGTGGTTAGCTAAAATCAATCATTATGATTGGTTAGTGTCAGTAAATTCGGCTCAAGCCGGTCATACTGCTCCATTGGAAAAAGATGGTAAAGTGGTTGAGTATATTGTCACAAGGCAGTTACCATCAGCTTGTATTACAAATCGTAATGCTAAAATCTATATAGGAGCCGGTGCAGTTATAAATCCACAGGTATTGATTGCTGAGATTATATACTTAGAAAGTGTTGGGATTCCTGTATCTGAAAGACTGTATATTTCTGCAGGAGCGACTTTAATAACATCATGGGACTTAGATGGTGAAAAGGAATTAAGGTTAACAGATAGGTTAGGTTCAACATCTGAAGGTGTAGGATATGCATTATCAAGGAGGGCATTAAGACAAGCTCAAACTGTGGGTAGTACAAAACCTGATATATCATTGATACTTAATAGTCATGGTATTGAATCGTTTACAATTGTAGGTGATAGATTTACCCACGAAATAATTGAAGGTGATGTATTTATAGAGGGATCTCAAGGTTATGGGCTGTCGGTATTTAATAGTTACTATCCTTATACAACCAGTAGGGATACAACTGCGAGTGCTTTTCTTTCTTATGCAAAGTTACCACCACTTAATATCAGGGATATATATGGTGTATATAGAACTTTTCCAATTCGGGTAGGTGGGAATTCAGGCCAAATGTATGAAGAGATTGAATGGGAAGAAATAGATAAGATATCGGGATATCAAGATATTAAGGAATATACGACTGTAACAAGTCGATTGAGGAGAGTCGGTATGTGGGATGCAGGGTTAGCATATCAGGCTACTCAAATAAATGGGGTAAATAAACCTATATTGACATTTGCTAATTATTTGTGTAAGGATTATGAGAATGCTAAAACATTTGAAGATTTGCATGCTATAGATCGGGATGCTTATACTCAAATAGTAGAAATGAGTGAAGATATAGGTATTCCATGGTTTGCAATTTCGACTAGTAAAGAGGGTGGATTTATAATGGATGGTGATTCGTCCGATAGAATAATATAAAACAAAAAAGGAGGCTTAATATGTCGTGGATGACTGGTGACAACAATCCAAAGACGGAGTTAAAACCCATTTGGTCATATAGGGAAGGCATGGATTTTGTAACTGTTTTGCCCAATACATCAAGGGAATTTACTCTAATACAGGGTGATTTAGATCCTACCAGAACGTGGAATGGAGCCATGTCGGTATGGGTACATGAGTTCAAATCTATGAAAGGTGGATTTGTGACTATTATGTGTAACAAATGGAATGAGGCATGCCCATTTTGTTATGAGAATGAGCTGTATAAACAATCGAATCCGAATTATAAGCAGACTGGTGGTAGATTACCGTATGGTCTATCTAATAAGGCTTTGATACAAGTTTATGATTTTCAGCAAGATCAAATCCTTTGGTTATTGGCAGGCAAACAAATTAGAGATGGTATGGATTTTATACTCCAACAACATCAGCATTTGTTTAAAGGTCATATAATTATTAGTCGAATGGGTGAGAGGTTAAATACTAATTATAGAGTTGATCTTTATAATGCAACGGTAAGGAATTTTGATCATTTAAATGATCAGGTTGTAAAGTTGGATGATGTACCACAGCATATATACTTGTCACATGAGGAAATATATGAAAAGAGTGGTATGAATCCTTATATATACTTTCAACAGAAACAAGCTGAAGGGATCAAGGTGGATATTTCTAGTTGGGGCGCTATTCCTCACGAAAACAAAATAAGTGTGAAAAGTAATGAAACAGTAACCCAAACTGCTAATCAATCCCCTCCACCAAATAGTAACCCAATTAGTAATCATACAGTAGTACAGGATGTTATGTCAACCAGTGATTTGACACCAGATATGAAGAGTGCTCTTGAATTTGTATGCAAATCGGGAGTATATGTTAATATGAAAATGGAAGATGTAATAAGGCAGACTGGAAAACCTTACATACAGTTTTTGAGTAAATCGGGTGATCCAGAAGAACAGGCGGTGGCTGTGTATATTCTTGGTCAATGGGATTCAATACAGTCATACTTAGATAAGTCGTTAGCATTTTAAAATCGGGGGTATTAATTTACCCCCTTTATATAAGGTAAATTATGGACAAAATAACAGCATTAAGAGAGTTAGCACAAAGTATTACTGGTGATTTTGGTGGTGGATCGTTGATGCGATTGGGTGATGATCCCCAGATTATAGAAGACAACACAAAGAGACAGTCATTTGGTTTATTAGATTTAGATTTAAAATCTGCAGGTGGCTTGTGCTTTGGTAAAATACATGAAATATTTGGTAATGAAGGTGAAGGTAAAACGACTTTAGCATTGGAGATCATAGCCCAATGTCAGAGAGATGGATTGGTTTGTCATTATGTAGATGCAGAGCATAAGTTAAATCTTGAGTATGCAAAAACATTGGGGGTATGTATAGAAGATTTGATGTTTACTCAACCCAGCCATGGTGAGCATGCATTGGATATAACCAAAAATACTTTACAATCTGGATTAATAGATGTATGTGTTATTGATTCGATTACTTCCTTAGTGCCATTAGCTGAAATAAATGGTGAATTCACAGATGCGAATATTGGTGCACATGCAAGGCTTATGTCTAAGATGTGCAGGTCTTTAACTCCTATAATAAGTGAAAATAATGTAATATTTATAGCTATTAATCAGATCAGACACAAAATTGGTGTTATGTTTGGTTCACCAGAGGTTACTACTGGTGGCAAGGCATTGAAGTTTTATTCGATAATGAGGATGAGAGTTTCATCTAAGAAGTTTGAATCGTCCGATAAAATAGAAAGACGACAAGTTGATGTGAGTTTTGTTAAGCAACAATCTGGTGGTAGGCCATATGATAAATCTGAATTACTTCTAGAATTAGGTATGGGATTTGATAAAGGATGGGACATAATAAATACTGGGTTACAGGTTGGTGTATTAAAGTTGGCGGGTAGTCATGTCAAATATAACGATAAGTCAATAGGTAATGGAAAATTAGCTGCATCAAAATCTGTTTTATTAGATGAAGATCTATTAATAGACATAGTTCAAAATATAAAAGCAGGAGGTCGTGATGAAGGATAGAATGGGTATGATTCAACAGATTGATGGGTTCTTTGAGCAGTTAGGTTTAGATCCTGAATCTTATAATTTAAATGAATTAATAGTAATAGTAGAATCTATTATACCTGTACATGCTACTCTGGAGATTACTAATTATGCAGAAGTTGATAAATTGTTAGCAGTCTATCCTTATTTATACCAAAAATTGGTCAAAGTATTTGCTTATTTTGCCCATCAGGTGAGGATAGCTTCAAGAGAAAAGAGAAGTGCAGATGCGTCATATATGAGATCATATAAAGAGGCATTTGAACAGTTAATGAGAGCTGTTAAAATGCAGTACGATTCTCTTAGTAGAAGAATTACTATTAATATTGAAAAGAGGTAAATATGTGGTTACAAGTTGGTGATACAATAGTTAATCTAAATAAAGTAGGTCAAATTACTAAAGAAGACAACTTTATTATAGTTTATGGTTTGAATTTTGATGATAAACTCACGATTTATAAGTTTAATGATGAAAAAGAGTGTGATAAGTATTATTTTAAACTTAGAACTATACTAGCAAAGAAGTCATCATTAGGAGTATTGGTATGATAATGTCAAATTTGGCAAGGAAAGTATTTGATCAAACTGATATTCCATATGAAATACCATGGGCATGGTGGGTCGAGAAAAAGTTACAGCATATGAGGATCAATGGTTTGGTTCAAATGATTCAAAAATCTAAAGAGTTGGATAGGACATATATAGATGGTTATTTGCCCATGTATAAATGGTCATTCAGGAAGGATGGAATCGATATATCGAAGTTTGCATGGCTATATAGTATAATACAGATTATAGGCGAAGATTTTAATTGGGGTTTGTGGGAACAGTTGGTGAAGATTAGACCTGATCACATTGAAATCTTAATGGATGCCATACATAAGTCCATGGCTAGAGGTATATCAAATTTGGCTTATATACTTAAGGTCTATGAAGGTGTATTAGATGAGTTAAAATCTTTGGATATTATGCCGAGTCAAGTTTGTATTAAAATGAAAGACAAAAACTTATCAGCGACTGTTAAAAAAGAATGGTCTGAATTGAAGGATTTACTATGATAAACATCAATAAGGCTGTGTCTTACATATTGAATGAAGTTGATATAATTGAGTATTTGCAAGAGCATGAAGATGTTGACTTAAGTAAATATGGTTCGAATTATAGAGCTTTGTGTCCATTGCATGAAGATAAGGATCCATCGTTCACAATTACTGGTGGGAAAAATGTTTGGTATTGTTTTGGCTGTGGAGAAGGTGGATCTCTTATAACATTTATAGAAAGGTTGCATGACATAAATAGGGTAAGTGCAGTAGTTTCAATATTAAATAATCTGGGATTAAATGTACACGATTTTATCAAAGATTTTGTTTCAGAAGTTGATATTAATATATTGGATAGTACTTTAAGTTTTTTTGTATCTAAGTCTATGAATAATAGGTATAGTCAGTATTTTACTAATAAGGGATGTGAAGATTTAAAAGTCAATGAGATAAGAAATGTTTATAAGGTTGGATATGCAACTAATGAACAAGAGTTACATGATTATTTGTATTCACAGGGTTATACAAAAGACCAGATAGTAGATTATGGATTGTATGGTACTAGATTTAATAATGCTATTGCATTTCCAATTTATAGTGCATATGACAGGTTGGTTGGGTTTCAGTTTAGAGCTTTAGAGGGTGAAGTCAAATATTTAAGTGATAGAAATGATAAATACATAGTAGGATTAAATAAACTCAAGACTTTGGATTATGTAATTTTAGTTGAGGGTTATACAGAGTGGATGGCCTTACATATGAATGGGTTCAATGCTTTGGCTATGAGGGGATTAAATTTAAATGAAGATTTAATTAAACTATTGTTATCTTATGAAATTAAAAAGGTGTATGTATGGACAGATGGTGATATGGCAGGGTTAAAATTCATACATAAGTTGGTACATGACTATGTGGGATATTTTAACAAGCATGGTATAGATGGTCATGTTATTTATATAAATGATAATGATCCTGATGAGTTGATTTTCCAAGGTACAGATGTTCAATCGTTGATAGATAAGAGTCTTTTATTGCCAGAGTATTATTTAGTCCGTAAGCATACCACTACTTATACAGGTAAAAATTATCAGTTTATTCAGCATGCTGTGGAAATTTGCAAAGATTACAGTCACCTTCTATTGAATAAAATGATTGGTGTAATATCACAGTTGACAAAGATAGATTCTACTATAATAGAAGATAGTTTTATAGATGCATGTGATCGGGTTAATTCCGATTATTTATTGGAAATAAATGTTATATCGTGTCTGCTTTATGGTTATAAAGTGGAGTCTAATATAGAACTGTCTGAAGATTATTTTGCTTATAAATCTAATAAGTTGGTATTCAATTTGATTAAATTAAATGGTGTGACTATTGATAATATAAAATTGGTAGCTACGGAGGTTTGGATCAATGATTATGTAGAGAAGTTACCACCACCGAATTATGATAAGTTGCATGAGAGATTGAAAATATTAAAATCATATAAGATTAAAAATGATTTAGTGAAATTGTCTAAAAAGATTGTATTGATGAGCAATAACACAGATGAATGCATATCTTATATTAATGATCAGATAATAAATATGGCATCTGATAAGTCTGTAGTAGTGCAGGATTTTTATGATTCGATGAAAAGTTCAATAGATCGATTGACTAATGGTGGTAGTATCATGGGACATGACATATCAAGTAAATTTCCAGTTATGAATCGGATCTTATTGGGCATTATGCCAAGCAAGTTGATTATATTGATGGGGGTAACTGGTCATGGTAAAACCAACATGGCCTTAAATATTGCATCGATTTTATCATATGAGCAGGATAAAAGAGGTATGTATTTTTGTGGTGAAATGCAGGTGGACGAATTGACTTCAAGGTTTATATCTATTATATCAGGAGTATCAAATACTGATATTTATACTAATAATGTAGATGATGCTGATTTACAGAAGATTATAAGTTCGACGGTAAATTTTTCAGCTAATAAGTTAAAATTTCATGATACAATGAGTTTTGATAAGATTATCAATATAATAAAATATGTATATCTAAATCAAGGATTGGATTATGTGGTTATTGACTATTTGCAGTTATTGGAATCACCAAGTCATATGAATAGAAAGGATAGAACTTATCAACTCAAGGAGATGACTCGTATACTTAAGGATAATGTATGTAATAAATTGGGATTGCCAGTTATTTTATTGGGTCAATTGGCAGATCAGGCCATGGATGATGCCACTCCAAATGCAAGGAGGTCGTCTGAATCCAAGTTAATTCAAGCAGATGCAGATGTAACAATAGCTATGAGGATGAAAAATAAAAAAGAATTAAGTATAAATCCATCGGGAAATATCATATGTCATGTTGATAAAGTCCGATACAATAAAAGCAACACTACAATATTGTTGCAATTTAATGATATAGATTTAACAATACAGGAGACACAATGATCAAGAGGTTGAGTAATTTTATAAAAAGAAGGGTGCATCGGTGGTTGTTTACTTATGACTATCAATTTATATTGGATGAGAATGCCAGAAAACCAATTCGTATGTTCAAAAATGATGCAGGATATGATCTATATGTTTCAGAACATAAAGTGGTGCATGCAAAAAGTATGGTCAATGTTCCAACTGGTGTGTATTGTATAAGTCAGATCCCAGCATGGATTTTTTTGACAGGAAGGTCATCGACTTTAATGAAACATGGAGTTTTAATAAATGATGGTGTAATAGATGGGGATTATACTGGAGAGTTGTTTATTAAAGTTTATAATCCAAAGGATGAAAGTGTATTGATACCTAAGGGCATGAGGATAGCTCAAATTATTGTATTACCACATACCAGAATAAATTTTAAGTTCAAGAATAGAAACAAAAAGTTTAAAACTCTCAGGGGTGCAAGAGGGGATCAAGGATTTGGTTCTACAGGAGAATGATGCCAAATGAGATTAATAGAATCATTTGATAAAAAAGTAGTAGATACTTATATTGAACTGGTGGTTAGCTACTATCGGGTTCATAATCAAACTACTGAAATTCATATTGATTCACTATTGGTGTTATACAGGTTTACAGGAAGTGATAAGTTGTTTAATGTAATATTTGACACTCATCATGGCTTATTGATTAAGTTGACCAGAACGATTTGTTTTAAATATGGGCAATATTTGTATGATGAGGATTATAATGAATTGTTGTCGATGTGTTATGGTGAATTTTACAGGAGAACTTTGTATTATAGTATTCCACCTCAGGCTCCATTTTCTAAATACGTAAAGTTGTATTTAAAAAGATGGTTGAATACTTATACTAAAGTAATTGTAAAAAAGAACAATAGAATAATATTGAATTGTGATAGGGAGTTAGAGTTTGATTAATTTACATACAAAAACGTCTAAGGGTAGTTTTAATTCGATAATTAAAAATTCAGATCTAATGGGATTGCCAAGTAAGTTTATACCTGTAATTGATGATACGATGTTTAATGTTATTGATTTTTATAAAGAATGTAAGGCTAATGACAAAAGACCAATTATTGGGCTGGAGGTGTTTGAGTCATTTGGCAAGGCTGAAGATTTGATACAATATTATGGTAAGATTTATGGCAGGTTGTCATTAGTGGCCAAAGACTATTATGGTTATCAAAATTTGGTTAGAATAACGACTCATGCAAATAAGTATGGTTATTATAAGAAACCCAGAATTGATTTAGAGACTTTATATGAATACTATGG